ATTGCACTCTCAGAGTGCAGCGAGCCTAACCCGCTCGTCCCAGCGTTAACGTCGCTGATAGCTCTAACCCAGCTAAAGACTCTCACCCAGTCTGCTCTCTAATGGCTTCTGCTAACCCCAGCGAGCGCCTAACCAGCGCTCCCGAGCCATTTAGTGTCAAGCCTCGCTACGTCGGTTATTTCCTAACGTCCGAACAGCGCGCGCTCGCTAAGAAACTCTGGCCCCATGTCGAGTGCGTCGGAAAGCCCGGCGCCCAGCCCCATCTCCACGCCCTGTCAGCGATCGAACGCGGCATGTGCGAAGACCTGGTTCACGAGATGATCGAGTCGTCCTCTTCCTCCGTCCCGCGCGTCCTTGACGTCGGCGGCTCGGTGTCTCGCAACCGCAAACGCCCCAACGTGTGGACTTGCGCTCCTGTGCTCAGCGCATATGACGCCACCAAGGACCACGACGTCGACCCCTACGACCTGGCGTGTTCTCACACCGCCGCACAGTGCGCCTGCCACCGCTTCGATTACTGCGTGTCCATCCATTCGCTGTATTACCTCACCGCTGAAGACATTGTCAGCCTCGCTCACAGGTGCCCCGGTGGGATGTACGCCGTCGTCCACCCCTACAACGAGCCCATGGGCTCGCACTGGAACGAAGCCGAGTGGTACATCGACTACTACGGCAACGTCGTCTGCTCCGTCAAGGGAACCAGCGGCTCGTGGATCCATCCGAACGTCAGCCCCATGCTCAACAAGGGAATCATTTCGTTTGCCGGCCGCTCTGTGGCCGCCAACCTCGTCCGCACCATCGGGATGTCCCAAATCTGGCGCATTGTGGCCTGCGACCCCAAACTGCCCGAGAATTTCTTCGCCAAGAACCTTAACCAGGCCCTGGCCGACAGCAGCTACGTTGGCATGGTCGACATGCGGGCGCCCGTCACTCGCAACAATTCGTTCTTCCACGCCAGCCTCGAGCCGTTCCACGAGACCCAAAGCTCCGTCTACCGCGTCCTGTCCTGGGCCTCCCGCATTGCGTTCCATCGCCGCGGCCACCGACCCATCGTGGTCCCAAAGACCATCGTGTCGCAGCTTGCCCTAGAGATCGTCAACGTCGGCCGATCAGCCGATGCCTATCGCTTGCTCACCCACAAGGCCAAGTCGGCTCTTAGCGGTGTGGCCATGCCTGTTGAAGACATGGTGGCGGTGCTGCCCGCACT